ACAAGACCTCATTTCATTCCTATAGCCTACCCGCATGACGGAAATCGCAGGGATAGCATGGGAAATCCCGGCTTGGCAGATCAATATCGTAATATAGGGTGTAACTTTCTCTTGGAACACTTCACCAATCCTCCCGCGCTAGGAGATAAGAAGGGTTCTAATAGTGTGGAAGAGGGGCTAATGGCCTTACTTCAGGCTATGGAGGCCGATAAATTCAAGGTGTTTTCTAACCTCTCTGATTGGTTTGAGGAATTTAGAATGTACCACAGGAAGGATAATAAGGTGGTTCCTATTCGGGATGACCTGATGTCTGCAACAAGATATGCATTTCAATCCCAGCGTTTTGCTGTTTCGGGTAAAGACCCAGAATGGACAAGAGACGTTGAGTACAGGAACTATGGAATTATTTAATGGCTGAAAAACTTACTGATGACGAACTGATAACCAGAATCAGGGGGGAAATTACAGATTCCCTTGGATATATGGGTGACACTATCTCTCAGCAGAGAGAGCAGGCTATGGAATATTACTATGGTTTGCCCTTCGGCAATGAGGTGGAGGGTCGTTCTCAATTCGTAGATTCTACGGTTCAGGATACAATCGAGTGGATTAAACCATCTCTTATGCGGGTGTTTGCGTCTGGTGATGAAATGGTTAAATTCAACCCTCACGGCCCCGAAGACGTAAAGATGGCTGACCAAGCCACTGACTATGTGAACTACGTTTTCACAAAGGATAACCCCGGTTGGGAGATTCTTTACTCTTGGTTCACTGATGCCCTGTTGTCTAAAAACGGAATCGTAAAGGTCTGGTGGGATGAGTATGACGAAGAACAGCGCGAAGAATATCGCGGCTTAGAAGAAATGGAAATGACCGCCCTGATCACCCAAGAAGGTGTAGAGGTCATAGAGCATACTGAGTACATCGAGTATGAAAAGCCGATGCATGACGTTGTTATAAAAAGGAGTCAGTACAACGGCAAGATAAAGATTGAAAATGTTCCGCCTTCTGAGTTCCTGATTTCTAGGGAAGCAAAGAGCATCCCGGAGGCGCGTTTTGTTTGCCATAGGGTAAAGAAAACATTGTCAGAATTAAGGGAAATGTACCCTGATAAAAATTTAGACCATGAAGATTTAGGCGCAGGGGAAGAAGATGAATTATCCTTCTCTTCTGAGAGGTTGGAAAGGTATGCGTTTGATAAGTCTGCGACTTACTGGGAGGGTTGGGGTGATCCAGTAGCCAATGAGGAGGGATTAAGAACATACTGGCTACATGAGTCATTCCTTAAAACAGATTTTGATGGTGATGGAATTACAGAACTAAGAAAGGTTTGCAGTGTTGGTTCAACCATTCTGGAAAATGATGAGATAGACAATATACCTTTTGTCTCAATCACTCCGGTAAAAATTCCGCACAAGTTTTTCGGCTTGTCTATGGCCGACTTAGTAATGGACTTGCAGTTGATGAAGTCCACGCTGATGCGTAACCTCATGGATAATATGTACAACCAGAACTTCGGTAGGTATGCCGTTCTAGAGGGGCAGGCCAATCTTGATGACCTTCTCACGCAAAGACCGGGCGGAGTGGTAAGGGTCAAATCCCCCAATGCTGTAATGCCACTTACTACTCCCCCACTTGAACCCTATTCATTCCAGATGCTTGAGTATCTTGATGGTGTAAGGGAGTCCAGAGCCGGGGTGTCTAAAATGTCTCAAGGTCTGAATGAGAACGCCCTAACTTCACACACCACAGCCACCGCTGTAAACGCTGTTATGACAGCCGCACAGAGTCGCGTAGAACTCATCGCTAGAAACTTCGCAGAGACTGGCGTAAAAGACTTAATGATAAGGATATATGAATTACTATATAAGAACCAAGATAAAGAAAGAATGGTTATGTTACGCAATGAGTGGGTTCCGGTACGCCCTGATGTATGGAATGATAAGTCTGATTGTACTGTCTCTGTGGCGTTAGGCCAAGGAAACAAAGATCAGCAAATGATGCATTTGTCTCAGATGTTACAGTTTGCCGGGGAAGCCATGAAGGGCGGCTTGCCAATTGTAACGGTACAGAATATGTACAATCTAGGTTCGTCACTTGTGAAGGCTATGGGATTTCAGAATGTGAACGACTTCCTTACCGATCCATCACAAATCCCGCCGAAGCCTCCAGAGCCTGATCCTAAACAGCAGGAGATGCAAATGGAGGCGCAGATTAAGCAGAAGGAACTAGAGATTAAGGCTGCTGAAGTTCAACTCAAGGCCGCTAAGATTCAACAAGAGTACCAGAAGTTAGCGGTAGATTCTCAGTTGAAGAAAGAAGAGTTGAGCTTGGAAAGAGAACAGAAAAGAGCAGTAGCCATAGGAGCAACTTAATATAACATATGTCTGACGATTTCAGAGAGGGAAGAGCAAAGGCTCTATTAGAGAACCCGCTTTTCAAAGAATCATTTGATGTACTAAAAGAAGATTTACTGAATCGCTGGAGTAATAGCGGTTCTACAGAGTTGGAGGCCAGAGAATCAATCTGGCTTGCGATGAGATTGCTTGATAGACTTGAGGGTCATATAAAGTCCATAGTTGAAACTGGACACATGAACAAAGTTCTTGAAAAGCAACACCCATTCATCTAAAAGAGGAATTTAATTATGGCGGATACGCAAGAAGCCCCGCACTCGGCGACATTACCACAACAGC